GAGTACATAAGGAGACAGTATGCCAGCAACACGTGGTGGATTTTCGCAGTTATTGGCTCCCGGGTTGTATTCAGTTATCTACGAAGATCTCGAGATGCACCCGGAAGAATACACACAGTTCTTCAACGTCTACAGCAGTTCAAAGGCTTATGAAGAGGACCAACTCTACGCAGGCCTGGCTGCTGTGCCGAGCAAACCTGAGGGTGAGCCGATTAAATTCGACGAGCCCATGCAGGGTGGTTCGGTGAGGTATCAACATGCGGGATTTGGTTTGGGATTCCAAGTCACCCGTGAGATGTGGGATGATGATCAATACGGGTTGATGAAGAAGGTGTCGGGAGACTTCGGTGGGTCGATTCGGCAAACGGTTGAATCGGGCGCCGCGGCAGTTCTCAACAACTCGTTTACCTCTATCAAAACCATTGACGGTGGAACTTTCATCGGTTCCCACAATCTGATGGGAGGTGGGGCTTACTCCAATGCGTCAGCAACCAATGTGGCGTTTGGAGTGACAGGGTTACAAGAACTCATCCTCATCTTTGAGAAGATGGTCAACGAGCGTGGGTTGATCAAACGGATGGTGCCGGAGTCAATCCTCATCCCGGTTGATCTCCAATTCAAAGCCCAGGAAGTTCTCCACTCCTCCTACAAACCATACACCGGTACGAATGAGGTGAACTCAGTCCAGGGGCGTGTAGCTCCTATGACTGACCACTACCTTACGTCAACCACAGCCTGGTGGATGTTGGCTCGTAAGTCCGGTCACACCCTAAAGGCTTTCTGGAGAACTCAACCGGAGTTCGACAGCCAGGATGACTTCGCCACGAAGAGCGCCGCGTTCTCGGTATGGTTCCGAGAGGTGTTTGGCGTAACCTACTGGCACGGAGTTGCAGGTTCACCAGGACAATAACAAGGAGGTACTATGGCAGCTGTATCAAACCCGAACAGCCAAACACAGTTCGACAACACTGTGTTATCTTGTGACCTCCCTCATACCGATGGGTTGTATCTAGCGGGGGCGGAGGAGCTTTCAAAAGACTCCGCCAACCTGGTTTTGACCCGTAATGGTGTTGGTGACTGGTCGTTAAACCGTACTGCAGCCGGTGCAGAAACGTACAACGTGAGAGTGGCAATCAATGAGCTGTTGAGGAAAGGTGAAGTCCCTAACTTCCAACAGTTTGGAATCACCCCTCCCACTCAACCCGCTAAAGGGATTAAGATCATCGATGTGTTCGCGATCTATGACCTCGGGGTGGTGGATGCTACAACCCTTACCCTTCGTTGTGGGAAGACTGCGTACGCTGATAACGTAGCGTTAGTTCAAACCGACATCGTGGCAGCAACTGCTATTACGAAGGTTCAAAGGGCTGGCACGTATGTTTCAACTGTAGCAATCGTGGCAGGCAACCAAGCATTCAACCAAACGGATTTCTCGTTGTTGGAGATCGAACTGGTGGCGGTTTTAGCCAACACCGGCACGATCAAAATCCGTGGTATCGGGATGCATTGTCACTTTAACTACAACTAAGGGGGTTTATGGCAAATCAACTCGCACAATCTCCGGCAGTGATCGACACACCCGGAGCAACCATCTTCTACCCCAAAGGTTGCAAGCTAAAACACATGGAGTGGACCAACTACCTAGCTGGTGCCACCCTCGTCGTCAACAACGGGTTGGGGAATCTCGTCTGGTCCCCAACCGCCGCTTCCGATCAATCCGAAGTTCGAACAGCAGCCATCGGGTGGATTGATACAGGATTTGCCGTTCCAACGTTAAGCTCGGGAAAGTTACTGGTGTACTTCGAATGAAGAAACTTTTGGTGGTTCTTCTCTTGGTAGGTGCGGCCTTCGGCCAAACCAAAACTACAGTTACAGGGGTGGTGCAGGACGCTTCGGGGAACCTCGCTACCTCTGGAACGGTGGTGTTTACGTTGTCTCCCCAGAACAATGGGGTGATTTACTTCGTTACGGGAACTGGGATAATCGCGCCTCAAGTGGGAACTTGTGGTATTGATGGGTCGGGAAATATAAAGAATTTGGCTTTGTCTGGCCCCTGTCAAGTCTGGGGAACGGATATTATCGTCCCTGCCAATCTAACCTATCAGGTGTCATTGTTTCCAAATGGAGGATTTACTAACGCTGTTCCTCAACAATGCATCACTGGAACGACGTATGATTTATCAAACCCCCAGTTTTGCCCTGTAATTCGTCCCACCCCCCAGTTCGCTTCAGTAATTACGTCTCCCATCCAGAACAACCTAATCCCTTCAGCCAATGGGGTGTTCTCTATAGGCTCTTCAAGTTTGAGATACTCAACTGGATTTTTCAACAACCTTAATGTGTTAAATAGTGTCACTCTCCCTAATCCTTTAAACCTCCCTGGAGCTCTAACTGTTGGAACAACCTTGGGAGTGACGGGAGTCAGTACGTTAGGAACGGTTAACTCTTCTTCCTTAAACGGACCGTTAGGAGCTGGGACTCCTAATACCGTAGCTGCCACCACGATTAATGCTTCTGGGGCGGTTACGGCAGGAAGTTATACCAACAATCTCTCTGCCTTTGCTCCCACAACCTCATCGCAGTTAGCGGGAGTTATAAGTGATGAAACAGGGTCGGGACCTTTAGTTTTTGCTAACTCACCAACGTTGGGAGCTGTCACAGTAAAAAGTACTAATGCGTTTGCAGTTATAAAGGTTGATCAGTATGCAAGCTGGGCGTTGGCTTTGGCTGACTGTCCGACCGCTGGCTGTATTCTAGACGCAACTTCTCCCAATAGCCCTCTCGCAATGGGCAGCTTTGATGTGGGAACGAAGGCCGTAACCGTGCTTCTCGGTCCCTTGTCATTTACAGCTACCCAGATCACGCTACGCACGGGCCTGAATATCATCGGCGCAGCAAGTGGGCCAACGGTTATTACATCGGTGGGAAGCAACGCTACACCGCTGATGGTCATTCCCCAGGTGAACAGCACGCCGGCACAGCACGTCCATTTGGAAAATATCAACTTTGTCGGGGCTGCAGGCAACACTTCCCAAACCGGTCTGTTTGCCGATTGCAGCAGCCTTACAAATGCAGGATTGTGGTATAGCCAATTTAAAGATTTACACTTTTCTGGGTTTCAGGGAAAATCAATCTACCTCAAGGGCCGCGTTGATAACGCCAATGCGGTTAATCAATTTCTCACCTTCACTAACGTACAGGCATTACGCTCTACTGGGGCAGGCGAGGCGCTCAGAATTGAAAACGGCGTAGGTCAGGTTGAGTTCATCAATTCCGAGTTCGATGGTCCGGGTATCACGGACGGAACCAATATCTTCATCGGGGAAATCAACGCAGGCGATCTGCAGGCTCCTTACTCGATAAACTTCGAGCTGCTTACCTGCCAGTCGGCTAACCTGTGTGCCCAGATCAGCGGTTCAGAAAATGTGACTATTCAAAACTCGCACTTTGAGGTCTTGCATGGAGCAATCCAAACGAGCTTAGTGGGTACGACAGCGAATATCGACCTGTTAATTGCCCACAACGTTTTTTTTGGAAACGTGGGTGTCAATGCCGGAAACGGGTTCATCTTAAAGAGCGGATTGAGTTCAAATGATTTTGTAATATTCAAGCACAATGAAGTGTTTGGTACTGCTGATAGTGTGGTCACCGGGGCTAACGGCAACAACATTATCGTTGGAGACAATAACGGAACATGGTCTAGCTCGGGCATCACTGAGCAAATCAGTCCAGCGGCAACGATCAACACCGGAGGAGTCCACACGGTATTGTTGAACGCTTCAGCCACATCGATTACCACGATCACATCCACTCTTGGGCCGGGAGAGAAGATCACTTTCATCGCCAACGGAGCAGACCAGTTTGCTACAGGCGGCAACATTGACCTCACGGGTGTCGTATCACCGTTGGTTCTGGCTGCGGGTGAGACTGTAACATTTGTTCGCAACGATCTCAGCGGAACATGGCGACTCATGGCTACCTCAACCGCGAAAATTACTGGCAAAACCTTAAACGGAGCAAACGCAGGTAACACAGTAAATATCTTTTGCTCTGCTTCTCATGCTGCTGCTTTGGTTGGCAACGCTGGAGATCAGACATTCTATACCTGCACTGTTCCTGCAAGCGTCGTAGGTATTAACAAAGGCTTCGAAGTGCGCGTTTACTTCAAGCACTCCACTGGAACGGCCTCGGTGACGTACAAAGCAAGTTTTGGCGGGACAAACCTTTTTACGCAAGCCTCGGTTTCTCACGCAAACGGAATAATGATTAACGTGGAATGCCGCAACAACGCAGCCACGAATGCCCAAGACTGCGTTACTTGGTATGACGATGGAGATACCGCGCAGACGTTCACCAGTTCTACCCCGGCCATAGATACTACCGTAAACCAGAATGTGGTGTTCACATTCAACGTCGCAAACACCGACCAGATAACGCCCAATATGATGCGCGGAGGCCTGATCCAGTGAAATATCTTGCGGTATTTGTTCCAACCAACGATCGTAATTTAGACATGGTGCGGTAGATGTCCACAGGCAAAGCACAATTCGTCGAAAAAGGGAGATGCGAGAGATGTTGGAGGGAGTTTCCTGTAACGATGTTACAGAAACAACAAGGGCATCTAAGATGCATCGTTTCATGCATCGACGATCTCTCTACCACTCGTGAACGTCGCCAACGCATTATTTCAGACAAACTCGCATCTGGTAAAGAGGGTTCTTCCGA